GCGATGGCACGGCCACCCGCGTCTGATTGACATCCCAAATAGCCTGCGCAATTGCGCGCGCACCGCGTGGAGTCGGGTGGATTCCATCGGATTGCAGCATGCCTGCCAGTGGCGAAAACCGCGTTGCTGCGGTTGCATCGACCAGATACTTGACGGCATCTGCGTAGCGTGCATTTGGCTTTGATGCGCAGTAGTTGGCGATCATTCGGTTGTAGATCACCGCCTGGGCACGGTTCGCGGTCGTTCCGCCAGTCGTCCACGGCTGGGCACCTATCACCGTCACGGCCCGCTGCCCGCACGCGGAAATCATCGCCACTACATCGTCATAAACCGCCTGCGCCGTCCGCGACTCTTGCACGAAGTCGTTGTATCCACAGTTGAAGATGATGTGATCAGCAGTTTTGAACGCCAGCACATCCCGTTCAAACCGAGCGCGCATATCCGCTGCCGTCTGCCCATTGGCTCCCGCGTTGTGGAGCATAGAGAAAGCGCCTCCGCTGATACCGTTGAGCCAGTAGAAGTATCCGGCCTCGGAGGCAGATTGCAGGTTCAGCGCAAGCATCGGCTTTAGTGAGCCACTCAAGTTCGAGGCCGATCCGTCTGGACCTATAGACGGGTACGTGATTGTCGTGGCATCGATGCGCGTGAATTGCACCTTGTTGACGCAGAAGTCAGCCGGGACCATGTTGATGGTCGTGATGTAAACGCCATCGCCCAAGCTGTTCGACGCCACTGTGGCTGTCACCACGTTGTTCAACCGTGTAGCCGCTGAAATAGCCATGCTGTTGGCCTGGTTCTGTGCCGTGAAAGAATCTCCAATGCACACCGTCTGCGCTACTCCGGCAAGCTCCAGTAGCTGAACATTCCCAGCACCATCCACCAAGGATGAACCGTCGGCGCTAAACGTAGCTACGTAACGCCCTTGAACCTTAACAGGTCCTGAAAAGTTGGTTGAAGAGGTCATATCAAGCTCCGGTTACAACATAACTATCCACTGCCGAAGCACGGGGTACGATGGAAAATCGTGCATTCGCAGCTGTTGCTGCCGCACGCGTCACCGTTGTAGTTGCTCCATTCAGCAACGTACCACCGCCGCTGACAATACTCGTCGTGCCATTCGGGATGACATTACAAGTAAAGCCCGAGACAAGACCCGCCGGCACAGTGAGACTGATCGTAGCCGAACATTCGAGGGTCTTGCCGTTGTCAGCATTCGTGAGGGAGCGCGATGACGCTTCCACGGTCGTCGTGCCTGGCCCAAAAGCCACGCCCGAAGGAAATTTTGTTGCAACTGCGGTCATGATTACCCCACTTGAATGATGTTGAGAGATACACTACCGCTGGTGTAGGCCGAGATATTCAGCCGGATCGCGGTAGGCGGGACAGAGTAGCTGCCCTCGAAACTGGTTGTCTTGCCGGTGACTGTGTGGTCAACGACGCGGGCAGTCCAGAGATTGGAAGCACCCTTGGCGACGGAGGTCACGCCGCTGTTTGCCACCGTGACAGTGATGTTGTTTGCATCGACGACGCTGGCGACTGAGTAACCCTGGTTAAAGGGTGCCGCGGCATCCATCTGCACCCAGTCGCCCACGGATAGCTTGTGGCCCGTAAGCGTAATGGTGCCAGTTGTCGTGGTGCGAGAAGCACTCCATTCCTTCGTCGGCTCGTAGAGCGGATCGTAGGTATGCTGCACGCCCCAGGTGAGAGAGGCTCCGCTGGAGATCTCCCCTGCGAAAGCCACGCCGAAGTTTCCTTGCGGCATTCTGTTGATGTTAAACCACGGAGAGAAACCCGCGGCACTGAGTGTAACTGACTGTGGACGCATGTTGCCCTCCGAAGTTTAATGAAGGTACGCGCGGATTATATGGTGGTAATCCGCGCGCACTAACCGACGAACCTATTACGGTCCGTTGCTACCATAGATGCCGCGGGGGTCGGTACAGCCCACGCTGAAGCGCATGTAGCTAGCGGCCTTCGCGTTCTTGGTGTCGAAGTCGTTGTCCTGATCGAACATCGGCTCGTCGCGCCAGAAGAACGTCATACCTTCCGGGCAGTTGGTTCGGATGAACCAGGGGTGCGCCGAGGTGAAGTAGTGGTTCATCTTGATCCCTTCGGGAAACGCGTTCGTCGCCTTGAGGACGTTGATCGCGTTGTTCGCAGTGTCGTTTTGCAACACCGAGCCCAGGATGCGATTCGCGTTGAACCATTCCTGACGGGACACGTGCAGCGAACGGGGCATCAGGTTGATCAGCTGGCCCGTATCGTTCTGCGCGCCCATGATCTGGATGGTCAGATCTTCCAGGGCAGTCTCGGACAGGTCGGCCGCCGGGGACAGGGCATTGCTGTACGTACCGCCGGTCGCATTGACGTGGGCAGTGGAGCACAGCGCAGCGCCGTCGCCAGTGGTGAAGCTAGTCGTGACGAAGGCCGTGTTGTACGGGATCGCTGCCACCAGTTCCGTGGTCTGCCGCATGGAGAAGGCGTTGGCGCGGGCACGCCGCGTCGCCACTTCCTTGTACAGATTGTCGCGCAGTTCTTCGAACGTCACGATGTAACCCAGCGCGTACGCGACGTGGGTGTAGGTTGTCACCACACCTTGCGTCTCGCCGTCGTAGGTCACCGGAGCGCCCTGGCCCTTCACGACCGCGTTGTTGAAGGGGGTGACTTGCACGCCCTGTTCATACGCCTTGTCGGACGAACGAACGTCGTAGAGGTCTCGGTACTCCTCCGCGTGCTCGTCGTAGGTCTGGCCCCAGATCGTGAAGATTCCGGGCCACAGCAGTTTCGGGTGCGAGCCTGTGTTGATTACGCCACCTGGCATGATTGTTCCCCTTTAGACGCCAGCTGCGCCGGTGCCGTGTGCAAGTTCATGCACGTTGATCTGAACCAGGTGCTTGGCGTAGGCGCCAAACTCGTTTCCTGGGCGTTGCACCAGTCCCATCAGCCGAAGCTGCAGGGTGGCGGTGGTGGCAGGAGTCGCGCCGGTAGCCGAGCGCACTTGCCATCCGCTCACGAAGCCGTTGCCGGCGCCGAGCAGGGAGATCTGGTTGAGGCCGATTTCGGTCGCAGCGAGTGCGGTGCCGTTCGACTCTTCCTGGATCTCGAACAAGACGTTCGGATCATCCACGACCATCGCATACCAGACGGAAGGATCGCTCGCCGGCCGGTAGGTGATGTCGAGGTTCGACTGATTGACCATCGCGGTCCGGTACTTGCCCAGTCCAACGATGACGCCGCGGAGGGCACCCGAGCCTGCGCCGAGCGCAATGCCAGGGATGCCGTTTGCATCGGCCGTTCCGCTCGAGATGACCGGGTCGCCGATGTAGAGCGCGGTGCCGTAGCTTGCCGCGATCGAGTAAAGCCGTGCCTGGCCGTTCCAAGGCGCACCGTTGAGGTACGAGTGTGGAACGAAGCCAGCCGGACGATTCGTGTTTGCCATGAGAATCTCCGTAAGTTACGGTCAGCGAACGCCGACCTTGCGTTTGAAAAAATCCGGGATCTTGGTCCGGGTGCGATCCACGTAGCGATTAGAGCTGTCGCCCCCGCCCGAGTCCTGCGTACCGCCAAGAAGAGAGTCGACAACCGTTTGGTTCCGCTCTTCCACCAGTTTCTGATCTTCCTCGTACCACTCTTGCTTGATTTTCATCAGGATCAACCGCACAGGCTGTCCGTCATGACCTAACTCAGAATTTCCAACCACCGTAACTCGGGTGCCCAGGTCCGTGTTGCCAGTGCGAGTGGAGATACCACCCAGGCCGGCATCGGGGACGCTGGTTTCCCCTTCTTCAACAAACTCGTATCCGCCCGTCAAGGCGCGTTCGACCCGCCCCTTATCACTCAGGAACCAATGGAGATGGTAGCCCGGAATGTCCGGGACAGCCAGACGCTGGACTGGCACACTCATCGGAATGCGCTTACGTTCAGAACCGCTCGAACGGTTCGCTGGGCTCAAAGGTGCGAGTGCCATGATCAATTTTCCTGGAAGTAAAGTTCAGCGTAACGAGCACGCCATTCATCTGCTGTTTTGAAGCGCTTGCCGGGTCCGACGAATTGCTTGGCATCGGCGTCACAGGCGGCGCGGGCATCAGCAGGAAGGGAGGCAAAGCCCTTCTTCCCTGTCGTGCGGCGAGTTCCGCCTTCCGCTTCTCCGCCAGAGCGAGCGCCTTCAACCTTGGAGCCAGAGGAGAATTCCCCGAAGGTTGCTTCAACCTCCTCGCGAATCTTCTCGTAGAAAGCCACGCCCGTCAGCTCTGTGCCGGACTCGCGCATTTCCTGGGCGATGCCGAGGGCAAGGGAAGTCCGGCGGCGGTCGGTGCCGAACCAGGGGTTGGCGGCATTCCACGCCTTGAGATCTTCGGGGACTGCCAGGGCGGCCGGCTTCGGCTCTTCCTTCGCAGCCTCCTTCTTCTTCGGCAGGGACTCTTCCGAGGCGGCCTTCAGGTCGATCATCAACCCAGTGATTTCCGCCACTGCTTCGTGATCACCTTCTTCACTAGCCGCCTTCAGCCGAAGCTTGAGGTCCTCGCGGGCACGTTCCACAGCCTTCTGCGTTTCCACCGAATGCCGCTCGTTGATTTCTTCCAGCGCTGCGTTGGCCTTTTCCAGGGCCTCACGGGTTTTGGCGCTCTCTGCCCGCAGGCCGTCAAGTTCCTGCTGCAATTTCTGGTTGTTCGCCCGGACGATTGGGAGAACTTGTTCGCCACGCGCGAGGTACTCCTCCGCATCAACGAAGCGTTCCGGCTCGCCCTTGAAGCGAGTGGGGGGAATCCAGCCCATCTGCTCAGCCTTCCGCTGAACTTCCGGAGTTGCTGCGCTTTCGATTGCGATTGGATCAGGCATTTCCGCCTCCTTCGTCCACGATTGCGCAGAAGATGTCGCGGTCATTGACCAGGCGGTACATCTTGCCGTCCGCAGTGCCCTTGACCAGGGTGCCGGCGAACTTCGTCACCATGACATGCTCGCCAACGGCAGCCCGCGGGGAGCCTTCGTCAAACCAGGCATGCGGGCCAATGGCAATCACCGTAGCGCGCACGTCCACCATGTCCATCCGGCCCTTGACCGAGTCAGGAAGCTCGATCAGCGCGCCTTTGCGCTCCGGTTCGTAGGATTGAATCAGCACCGCGACCCCTCGCGGCTCCAGTCCACTCGTATTTTCACTCATTTTCGATCTCCGTCACATACTGCTCGTAGGAAAAGTCCGTTACAAAGGCGTATCCTTTGCACGTGCCCAGGTTACCTACATTCACCAGGGCTGTTTTTCTGTCATCATAGTCGGTGAACGAGCCGCCTTCCCAGTCCTGACGCAGTGCTTCCCGCTTTTTGTGCAGGATTTCCACCAGCGCGACCGTGCCAGGGTGACTCCACCACTCCTGGAATTCGGCCTCTGTCAGGGCGCGATCACTCATGCCGAAGCTCCTTCTTTACTCGCCTGTTTCATGCCCACGATATGCTGAGATTGGATGCGCGCGGCCTCCAAAAGGGCATTGACGTGGGCAGTTATCCGTTCGTTTTCGTGCTTTGCCGCAGCGATCTGCGCGTTCACCATCGCCACCTGAGCGTAGGCTTCTTCGCTTTGCGCATTTGCTGCGTGCTCGGCGGCCTGCGCCTGCAGTTGCACCATCTTCGCGTTGTTGAGCTGCTGCTGCTTCGACTGCCTGTTTTTGAATTGCATCATGTCTCCAGTCATTGGTTTGCCACCCACCGTAAAAGCCAAATAAAAT